GAAATTATTTTGACGAATAATGTTTTAACATTGTTTTTGTTATAAATAAACGTAATTGAATTAAACTTTTGGTGATGTAAATTAATCTAATCATAAACTTAAAGGACTAATAATGGCACTTTCTAATCTAGATGCAACCCTACTGTTTAATGATCTGGACGCACTATCACCAAGAAGTAATACGACTAATGATAGTTTAGCGGATCAAGTAGCAGAAAGCCCTACTGGGCAGTACGAAACTAACAGTGGCACCGGTGGTGAAATTGTAGTTGACGCAAATAATAAGAAAATATATTTTCAAGCAGCAGTTGGAAATAATTTTGAATTTGCAGGATCTGGTATTACAGGTCAGGCATTATATTCATTTCTTAAATACTTATGGAAAAACGTTGAGTCTATCACTAAGTTCGACTTCCCAATGTTGTCTATTACGAACGAACAGTTCGAATTTTCAAACGGGTGGTATTTAGATGATACTCAATCTATCTCTCAGAAAACTAAAGAAGTGGCTGCTGTAGTAATTACGGATCAAAATCTTATTACTACTGCGGATACTACTGTAGACTTTCGTAAATTTGAAGTAGGTGATACAATCACCATTACTGGTTCTAGTAATGCTGGTATTTCTGGCACTGTTACTGCTTCTACGAAAACTACTGTTACGGTTTCTGGTACGCCTTTCACTAACGCCACTGAAAGCACTACAATCACGGCTCCTTTCACAGTAACTTCTTCAGATCTGTTAAGAACTGCTGGTTGGACTGTTAAAGATACTGCTAATACATATGTAAAAGAAATTTACTCAGGTTTCATTACCTTGGGTACGTTTGTTGACCAAGTGGATCAACCATACTATGTGCAGTCTCCTTCAACGGTTGCTACAGTACGAAACGCAGTATACACCGGTCCTGCTAACCAAGCAGTAGCGATTCTGTCTCGTGCAAATACTACCTCTTCTGGTAATAATCTAGTAACAGATATTGCGTTTACTGCTCCTGATACCATCTCATCTACAACCACTGATTTAAGTGTGTTTAAAGATGGGGATACAATTGTGATTGCTGGTTCACCAACCAACGATGGAACGTATCTTGTAGACGGTGATGCAACCGCAACTAGTCTTACGACTATTGAACAAACTCTTTCAACTGAAACAACTTCTGCTGGTTGTACTATCACAGCTGATCGTAGATCTACCTTTAACGTTTATGTTAGAGAACGTGGTAAAACTTATGCAGACGCAAGTTTGGCAGACATCGGTGTAACGACAATGACTTACATTGTATATCGTTTCCCTGTCACAAACGCTTCTGACATTAAGATCACAACCACTGCTGATACTGACATCGATTCTAACGGTGCTGTACCGGCTGATGTAAATCCATTCGATGATATTCAGATTGAGTATTTGGAATTTTCGGCGGGTGTGCCTTATGACATTAAAGGTTTTGTTACTGCTGGCACTTTGGTGGCAGGCGAAGTCTACAAAGACACTGCTGGCGATTGGTTTAAAGTAACCGTAGGTGGTGACATCGATGCTGCTGGTGTGGCAGCCTTTGCAAGCAACACCGCAGTCGGGCCCGCGACTTTAGTAGCATACGAAGGCGAAAGAGAAATCTCTAACGTAAAATATGCGTTTGATGTTATTATCGATGCTAACGATGCCCATGCTAATGCAGGCACTCCTTACGTAGATAGTAATAACAACACCACTGTAGAAAATGTATATGAGTTTGCTCAGTGGGCATTGCGTCGAGATGGTCTGTTGAACGAAGGTGCTACGGGTGCTTCTGTACGAAACGGTGCTATTGCTGAACTGCTTGTAGAATTTGTTGGTGATACTTTGGTTACAAAACCAGGCGTATTTATTGACTCTCTCGCATCTATTGACCAGAACCAAGTACAGTTTAACGAAGCTTCTAATGCAGATTATGCTGGTGGTACATCTCTTGCTTATCCTCGTGTTGTTACAGTTAACATTAACTTTAACTCTAACCTTGCGACTGATGGTGATGCTGTATTCTATGTATACTACAGTGCGACTCCTAATGGGGAAACGTTCGGTGAAAATGATGCACTTCAAGTAAAAAATGCAGCAAACGCTGAGGTGGGTACTTCAATCAGCAACAATGTTCCTGATGAAACTGTGTCTGGTGCTGGTAGCACATACTCATTTGCATATGCATATGATGCAGATCAGACCGGAGGTAGAACCATTGGTACAGATGTTGACGTTGTTGCAGTTGCAATTGGGTTAAACACTGGACAGTATGTGAAATCGCAGGTAACTGCCATTGAAGCTACTGGCGCGACAATCTCACTTGTTGCTCCGTTGGAACGAAACTTCAGCGACCCAGTATAATAACTTAACTATATAATAGTATAGGGTGGGGAATTAATTCCCCACCCGATTACTAATCATGAGGATATATTATGAGTCAACAAGAAGATAAAATCAAATTAGACGAAGCTGTCGCATACTTTGAAGAGTTTATTAATGCTGTTATCCCCATGGGAATTGAGGGCATTGAACCCATGAAAGTTATGAGACATTATAATACACTTCGTACAGAATTATCAAAATTGTACGTAGATTTAGACGTATAATAACGGGGAATTAAATGGCAGGCGAAAAGAGATATACTAGGATACCACCGGAGAGTACGGGTGACCGTTTGTACATGGTCCATACTGCCGAGATCGAATTTGTTCAAAAATTAGATGCACAAGGTGGAGATACCGATCACGTTTGGAATGTTGGTAAACGATATGACATTTCTGGATTTTTAGGTGGTGATGTTCACGTTCACGGTGTTTATGATAAAGGTGATGGTACAGGTATTCTTGCGGTTCACTACAACGCATCTGCTAAATTTGAAAATGCAGTACCCGAAGCGCTTGCAGTAATTTCTTATAACGGTACTCCCATCTGCAAAGTAGGAGTTGCATACGATGTTTATGTTCCTACAACACACCTTATGGGATACGACAATCCAGAGTATGGATTAGAAATTGATCGTTTCGGCGCGGCAAACATTAGGTTTTCGGAAGGACAACCAGAACTTGCGGCATATGGTCAGTTGCGTATTGCTAACTCTAAAGTTCTTGCCAGATACAATTTTGATGTTAGCGCAATGCCTGATCAATTTGCTAACTCTCTTTTAGGTTCTGGCACAGCAGTTTGGGATCCAGGTAAGAAATGGATACGTCTTGGTTTAGAAGGCAATCTTGGCAATGGCGCTTCTGGAGACCTTGCAACAAACACTTCGCATCTCTATCACCCATTATCATATGGTTCTGGCGTCTTCGTTATTATGGGTACTGTGGTTCCTGATACTGGTAAAGCAACCTGTGTGAGAAACTGGGGACCATTTGATGCAACCGATGGATTTATGTTCCGTCTTACTGGGTCAGGTCTTTCTGTCGTACACCGTAGAACCTTTGACGGTGTTCAAACCGAAACAGTCATACCACAGGCAAATTGGAACGGAGATCGTCTGGATGGTGCTGGTGGCAACAGCAACAGATCAGGTGTGACACTTGATGTCACAACGGCAAACCAATATTTCTACGATTATCAAGTTTTGGCGGGAGGTTCTATTCGTTGGGGTATTATCATCAACGGTGAACGAATTATCTGTCACGAAATGGATATGAGTAATCGAACTGACATTGGATGGCAAACAAATGCTATCGGATTAAGCGCAAGACCTGTCTGTTGGGCAACCAAGAGATTGTCTGCTCCAACCGAAGATACTGCTGATTATTTTTATGCACTGGGTGGTGGTGTTTGGACTGATGCTCAAACTGACCCTGTTCAAGAATTGGGAAAGGCAGGATCTTTCGACGAAACGTTCGTGTTCGATAATAAAGTAACTACTGCGGGTGTTCCATATACGCAGGGTGCTTATTACTTAACCTCAATGCGCCCTATCAGTGTATATCCTGCTGGTTCTCCTGCCGCTGGACAGTTCAATCATTCGTTATATGCACCTGAAACTATTCGTCTTAATTGTTTTAACCAAGATGGGACTTTTCCTGATGGTGAACTTCGAGTATTCTTGAAGTGCATTCTTCGAGGAGAAAAATGGGAAAATCCCAGTTATAGCACAATAGAACGAGACGGCGATGCGGCTACTTCGGTTGATGGCATTCGTGCTGTATACAACGCCAAAGCGCAGCACATTGGTCACGGACCAGAAATTCTTCGAGTGCCTATACGAAACGGTGTGTCCGAGATAGATCTTGAAAGGTTGTTCGACAATATTCAATATGGTGCGGTAAGACCCAATACAGAAGTAGGTCTTTCAAAACGTAAACAACCGCTAACTAATATCACTGGTAATGTAGATCGTTACAACAGAGGTATTCCTCGTGTAGAAATCGAAGTTGGACCAGATCCCGAACGAGGCGGTAACATTCATTACTTCGAAGAAAAAGATCGAATCGAACTTAAAGATATTGTTGATGCGGGAACAGATGGTCCAGCAACATTACTGAACAAAGCATTCTATATGTCTTTCTTGTCAAGTAACGATGCTTGGTTGTATGATAGCGATGCGGGTGGGTTATCATTACTCGAAAATGATCGTAATACACGAATCATAAACTTCACACCCTCTACTGTTCCGGTAGGAATTAACATTCTTTCCCCGAGCAATCAAGACAGCGCACAAGTTGCTGGCGCGGGAACTGCACTTGTTCTTGATTATGATTCTGATAATGGTCGAATATATCTTGAAGGTAGAAACAATGCTCTGTTAGACACAGGTCTTGCGGGTGGTACTGCATTCACAGTTAAAAATAGTACTGGATCAACATTGTTGAGTACAACATTAACTTCTATTAACACAGTGGGCGTTAACAATTATCCGTTAGATTATAAGACTTCTTTGAACGCAGTTAGTTCGTCTGGATGGGCAACTCCAGCATTCGATTTAGTGAATGAAGGTAATGTAGAAGGTGAACCACCACCCTCGCCAGTTTGGACATTTATGTACAATCCAATTGGCGGAGACGATCTTGGGTTCCAGCCTGGTGGATCACAACCATCGGCACCGGATCGAACGTATATAACATTCAACGTTGTGTGGAAAGAACTTAATCAGTAATGGCATTTATTCACCATCAATACGGTAACAACTGGAATTGGGATCCTGTTCTCGGGTATCCCAATCAGAAGGTATCATTCGATGCTTGGAATCGTTTAATTTATGTTGCAGAAGGTGTTACAGAAGTAAATGTAACTATCGACATATACTCTGCATGGAAAGAATGGATACTTGGTTCGCCAGAATATCCTCATCCTAGTGCTGCTCTTCAAGCTATCAGCGTGGTTGGTGGTGATCCTATTACAGATACCAGAGACTTGGGTGCTACATTCTTCTTAGAAAATGGATGGAGAATTGTACCTTGGCCGTCAGGCGCAGGTTATGTTTTAACCATTGAAGGTAATATATACACACGAGAAACAGGTGGTAATCCTGTTATACCGGAATCAAATGTTACTATATCATTAACACGATCAAACTTGATTGATGTGGTTACTATTAGTCCCGAGTCGGTTACTATATCTAACGCAGACATCGCATCTATAGCAGATGCCGTTTGGAACGAAGCGATAGCGGATCATCAGAATCCTGGCACTACTGGTTTGAAACTTAAGAAGAGTCTAAATAAAACGCAATACATTGCAAGGATATAAATGAAATTAGAAGATGAAATTTTACAATTGAAAAGTAAGATTAAGTCCTTAGAACTTTTGCTGGCAAAGGAAAGAAGGGGCAATGAAGAATTGCTTTTTGAAGCAATGGGCAAAGTAGAGGTTTTGGAAGATCGTCAAAACGGTATGGTACATATGATCAAACAAATACCTAATAGTTGGAATTTTACACCAAGGAAATAAAATATGAGTGAAGTAGATACTGAAACATTTGATGAAGTGGATTTAGGTCCGGTAGGCGATATGGGTACTGTTACTGGTGATGATGTTGATTTAGAAAAGAATGATATCAACGATTTTCTTGATGCTATTGATAAGAAAGATTTTACCACAGCAGGTAAACAGTTCAATGACATGGTAAGTGATCGTTTGCAAGACACTCTTGATCAAGCCAAAGCACGAATTGCAGGTCAAATTTATGACAAAGCTGAAGAACCAGTTGAAGATTAAAATTGTATAAATAAAACTATGAAATCTTTTAAGAACATAAGAGAAGCAAAATCGATGCCTGTGGGAGACCATGTGTTTTCCAAGAAGATCAACAAGCATACTGTTATGATTCATAAAGACAAGAAAGGGTTCTCCGTTTATATTGACGGTGACAAATTAGATACCTATCGTTCTCAAGCAGAAGCCGAGAAGATGGGTGCAACATTTGCTAAGGAAATGTAAATGAAATTAATGGCAGAATACATCGATCAGGCTATTGAGTCGGTCATCACAGAAGCAAAAGATGGTAAACCAAAATCGTTTGCTATCGAAGGTGTATTTGCCCAAGCAGAACAAAAGAATAGAAACGGTCGTGTTTATCCAAAGCAGATTATGGAAAGTGCTGTGGATAAGTACGTTACCGAACAAGTGGCACAGAAGAGATCAGTCGGTGAGTTAAATCATCCGGAAGGTCCGACTGTCAATCTTGATAAAGTTTCACATCTCATTACCAAACTGGAATGGAATGGTAATGATGTGATTGGAAAGGCACAAATTTTGGATACTCCTATGGGTCAGATTGTAAAAGGTCTACTTGAAGGTGGCGTTCAACTAGGAGTGTCAACTCGTGGTATGGGTAGTCTTGAGACTAGAAGTGGCGTTAACTATGTGCGTGACGATTTTATTTTAAATACAGTCGATATCGTACAAGATCCATCTGCACCTGCAGCATTTGTCAATGGCATAATGGAAGGCGTAGATTGGGTTTGGAATAACGGCGTTATAGAAGCTCAAGTAATTGAAAAAATGGAGACTGAAATTAAAGTCGCTCCGAGAAAGCATCTTTATGAGACGCAGGTTCGTGAGTATAAAAATTTCCTCTCGTTGCTCAAGTCAAACAAATAAGGAGTCATAATATGTCTAATGCAGACAATGTTGAACTTCACGATGAGGACAACCAAGTCGAGGAAGGTCACGATATGAAGAATGCCGAAGCACAAAGTGTAGCATCCGTTGCTAGTACTAGTGCGTCTATCAAAAAAGCGCCTAAGCGCAAAGGCGATAAAGACGGTAAAGACGAGCCAGCACCTCAGGGTAACGGCGCAAAGTCTAAAGCAGCTATGGTTAATGCTGGATACAAAGCTATGGCATCTATGAAGAAAGAAGATCTTGCTGATCTTTTGGACGCATTAGAAGTCGAAGAAATCACCGAAGAAGAAGAAGTAGTGGAAGCTGCTTATGATTTCTCTGATGATCTCACCGCTCTTGTTGAAAATGAAGCCACTTTGTCCGATGAATTTAAAGCGAAAACTGCTGTAATTTTCGAAACTGCTATCAAATCAAAAATCTCTGAAGAGGTTATTCGATTAGAAGATGAGTATCAATCACGACTGGAAGAAGAACTTGAAGCTACTCGTTCTGATCTAGTTGAAAAGGTTGATTCATATCTCAACTACGTAGTTGAACAATGGATGGAAGAAAACAAGGTTGCTGTTGAAACTGGTCTTCGGACTGAGATCGCAGAAGGTTTCATGAACTCGTTGAAAGACCTGTTCGTAGAATCTTATATCAATGTTCCTGAATCCAAGGTGGACTTAGTTGATGAACTTGCTGAATCAGTTCAAGAGCTTGAAGCGAAGCTTAACGAACAAACTGGTGCAGCAATTGAAATGTCACAACAATTAGAAGCTTATCAACGTGAAGCAGTTATCAGCGAACATGCTGGTGAATTGGCTGCTACTGAAGTTGAAAAGTTAAAATCACTGGTAGAATCTTTAGACTTCGAAGATGAAGCCTCTTTCTCTGCTAAAGTTAAGACTGTTAAAGAGTCTTACTTTAAGAAAGAAGTTGCACAAGAAATCTCAGAAGAAGCCACTGACGATTGGTCAGACGATAGTGTAGAAGTTAGTTCTGCAATGTCTCAGTACCTTTCTGCAATCAAAAAATCAAATAAATAAGGAGTATCTCTATGGAATCGTATGATCGATTAGTAGAAAAATGGGCTCCAGTACTTAACGAAGAGACTTCAGGAAAGATTGCTGATTCTCATCGTCGTAGCGTAACTGCTGCGGTATTGGAAAACCAAGAAAAAGCCATGCGCGAACAGGGCATGATGAACGAAGTTGCAGCCAACGCTGCTGGTGAAGGTAGTCGTGCCGGCACCGGCAATGCAACTGGTGCTGCTGACAACTGGAATCCCGTACTTATCGCACTCGTTCGTCGTGCAATGCCTAACCTGATGGCATATGACGTATGTGGTGTACAGCCAATGACTGGTCCTACGGGCTTGATCTTTGCAATGCGAGCTGTTTATCAGACCGCACATGCTGGCGCTGGTGCTGCAGGTACCGAAGCTTTGTTCAACGAAGCACAAACTCAGTATTCTGGTGACAGTGTTGAAGATACTACCGGCAATGGTGGTTACGGTCTTAATGGCGGTCGTGGTCCTTCTGGTTTAGTTGGCGCAACCGACACTGATGCTGACTCAAGTATTGAAGACTCTGGTGGCGTATACGCACCTGTTGTTGGTGTAGCTATGGATACGTACAAGGCTGAAGCATTGGGAACTCCTGGTGGAAATTCTTTCCACGAAATGGGATTCACCATTGACAAGACTAGCGTTGTTGCTAAGACTCGTGCTCTGAAAGCTGAGTACACCTTAGAACTCGCACAAGACTTGAAAGCAATCCACGGTCTCGACGCTGAAACTGAACTTGCTAACATCTTGTCTACTGAAATTCTTGCTGAAATCAACCGAGAAGTTATCCGAACGATTAACTCACAAGCTAAGATCGGTTCACGACAGGCTGGTATCCAGACTGCTGGTATCTTTGACCTCGCTACTGATGCTGATGGTCGTTGGTCAGTTGAAAAGTTCAAGGGTCTGTTAGTACAATTAGAGCGTGAATGTAACGTCATTGCTAAAGAAACTCGTCGTGGTAAAGGTAACTTCATCATCTGTTCTTCAGATGTTGCAACTGCTTTGACTGCTTCTGGTATGCTTGACTATGCACCTGCTCTTTCTACTTCTTTGAACGTAGATGACACCGGTAACACCTTTGCTGGTGTTCTCAATGGTCGCACTAAAGTTTACATCGATCCATATGCAATTGCTGACTATGTAACTGTTGGTTACAAAGGCACCAATCCTTATGACGCTGGTGTTTTCTATTGCCCTTACGTACCTCTCCAGATGGTACGTGCAGTTGGCGAGAATGACTTCCAACCACGTATCGGGTTCAAGACTCGTTATGGTATGGTAAGTAATCCTTATTCTGAAGGCAATGCTACATTGCAAGAAGGACTGGGGACGGCACGTTCTAACCAATACTACAGAATCTTCCGCGTTGACAATATCCTCGCGTAAAACTGTATAAGAAAAACAATAAAAATGTTTTAAGCGCCCTACGGGGCGCTTTTTTTTATGTATAAATAACTGTATGAAAGATTACTGTCAAACAAACTTCTTGCAACCTACTGGGTTTAAAGTCATCGTATCGAAGGAGAAACTTCCTTACCTGTCGTTCATGTCACAGTCTGTGACACACCCCAGCATGGAAATTAACGCCACTGAAATTGGTTATAAACGAATGGGTTCTGTGCCCTTTATCGGTGATGCCATTGAATTTGGAGCTGTCACCATTGATGTATTACTTGACGAAAACATGAACGTTTACGGAGAGATATATAATTGGATGGAAAGAATGGTGGAGACAAAACACAAACTGAACAGTGGTGTTTTATACGGCAATGGAGATCAGACGTTATCAGACTATTGTGATATTAGAATACAAGTACTCACTAATTCTAACAATGCAAATCGTGAATTTCAATACGTAAATGCCTTTCCGATTACACTCGGAGATGTATCGTTTGCGTCAACCAATGAAGATACTTTTATAACATGTCCAATGACATTTAGATTTGATTACTTTGAATTTTTATGATATAATGGTAAGACAACTGATGGAATTACATAATGAATTTAGAACAAGTGCTAGAAGAATGGCAGAAAGACTGTCGCATTGACCCAAACACCTTAGACGAATCTTCCCGAGTAACACCTGAACTTCATGCGAAGTATCTTGCGTTACATTCTCGGACAAAACTCAGACTGAAAGATGCCGAATTCAAACAGAAAGAATTGATGAAGCTAAAATGGTTATGGTATCAAGGGAAGATGTCACAGGATGAAATTGTAGAATTAGGATGGGATCCTGATCCATTCAATGGATTGAAAATATTGAAAGGAGAAATGGAACACTACATTGAAGCCGACCCCGAGTTGGTGACAAGTGAAGCTAAAATCGAGTATCTTAAGACACTTATAGATACACTAAGAGAGATAGTTACCAACCTCAACTGGAGGCATCAAACCATTGGTAACATGATTCGTTATAAACAGTTTGAAGCAGGATTCTAATTGCAACAAATAACCTTAAAGATGAAAGACCATGCGATGCTTCAATTGGTCGATGCTGAGACTTCGGTAGTTCAGGAGTTGAGTGACTACTTTACTTTTGAAGTGCCAGGAGCTAAGTTCATGCCTGCTGTTAAACGCAGAGCATGGGACGGTAAGATCCGAATGTTGAATCGAACCAATGGTGAGATCAACGTTGGATTATACTGGGCAATCAAAAAGTTCTGCATGGAACGTGGTTACGGTATTAAAGTAGAAGACGGCCCATATGGTGTACCGTATGAGATAAACAAACTTAATCATATGAAGACACTGAGTTGGGTAGGCACACTCGGATTACCATTTGCACCTCGTGACTATCAGTATGATGCCATGTGTCATGCAATCAAATTCAAAAGATCTATTCTAATATCACCCACGGGTTCTGGTAAATCACTCATCATTTATATGTTGATGAGATGGTACATGGAGAACCACGATAAGAAAATATTATTAATTGTTCCAACTACATCTTTGGTAGAACAGATGTGGGCTGACTTTGAAGCCTATGGTTTTAATGTAGAAGAAAACTGCCATAAGATCTACAGTGGTAAAGACAAAGAGACAGATAAACGTGTTATCATAACAACATGGCAGTCAATCTATAAACTTCACCCTGTGTGGTTCAAAGAGTTTGGATGCATATTTGGTGATGAGGTCCATGGATTTAAATCAAAGTCGTTATCATCCATCATGAACAAAGCCTATAACGCCGAGTATAGATTTGGCACTACAGGTACGTTAGATGGCACACAAGTTCATAAGCTTGTGCTTGAAGGGTTGTTTGGTCCTGTGCATCATGTGACTACTACTGCTATACTCCAAGAAAAGAAACAACTGTCTAGTTTAGACATTGATATTATATTGATAAAACATAGCAAAGAGAACAGGGAGAAGTTGATTGGCGCGACCTATCAAGAAGAGATTGACTTTATTGTTTCGCATGCCGGGCGTAATAGGTTCATTAGCAATCTTGCTCTTAGTCTTACTGGAAACACACTTGTTCTATTCAATCTGGTAGACAAACATGGAAAGGTACTTAGAGATTTAGTAGAGGATAAAATAAGTGAAGGAAGAAAACTGTTCTACGTGTCAGGAGAAACAAAGACCAATGACCGTGAAGCGATTCGGAACATCGTTGAAACTCAGACTGATTCAATTGTTATTGCTAGTCTTGGTACCTTTTCTACTGGTATCAATATTAAAAACATTCACAATATTGTTTTCGCATCTCCCAGCAAATCGCAAATCAGGGTGTTACAGTCCATTGGTAGAGGTCTACGATTGTCAGATGATGG